GTTTAGGTCGACCAGGAACATATTCAATATATGATAAATCATAGAATTGGTCTTTTTGGTTTGAAACCAATTTAAAACTGTTTGTAAAGTCATTACCAGAAGCATCTTTAATTTCAACAATTTCAAATACATCTGGGAATCCTAAATTATATTGTGTATTACTTGGAGTAGCATTACCGGTATAATTTGTTTTAATCCAACATGTGCGTTCTGTTTTATTATATGCATCAACTCCACCTACACTTCCAATTAATCTTCTGTTATGATAAACATAAACTGGATTTTGTGCAGCAGAGTCAATAGTGAAATCCATTTGAGAATTATTATTTGACTTTGTTAAACTATTTACGCCCCATTGAACGCCGTTACCAGCAATGACTAAAATATCATCTTGCTGACAATCAAAATCTTCACCAGGATTTGCTGTAAGTGATATTGAACCAGATGAATGGTTAACTTGAGCTCTTTGTCTAACAGGAACTAATGTGTCTGTTAATTCAAATGTACCTAATATGCTTGAGTCAAATATTAAAGGCTTTTTAGTTACTTCTTTCAGTTTATTACCAACTGAAATATAACCATTACCATCAGATACTCTATCTAAATTTGAAATACTTCCACTTAACTGAATCCCTGCTAAGTATAATCTTGTTGGTGTAAGGTTAATAGCTATTGCTTCACCTATTTTTACATTACTTGAGTCTTGTAAATCAACAGAAGTCCAGTCAATATCAACACGACCACTGTAACCAGTCACATCAACATAGTGACCATATTGTGTTCCGATACTTTGATTATTAACTAATTCTGTATTTTGAATTTGGTCAATTTTAATACTTCTTTCGCCAGAATTTTCTACGCGGAATCCTTTAACGTATGCAACACCTTGTCCAACAAGTGCAAAAACTTCATTATTTGCTGAACCTTCTGGTACTCTGTCATCGCTTGAAATTGGGAATTGTTCTAATACATAGTTACCTGACTCTTCGTATGTTCTTCGAGCCATTTCTTCACCAAGGATATTATATTGAGAAACATCTCTTAATCCAACAGCGTTACCATTTTGATAACGAATAAGTGAGAAGAAATCAGAATCTTCTTTTGCTTCTGTAGGTGTTTTAACAATTAATGTTGGTGTTAGTTTTAATCTATCAGCACCAGGTGCGTTTTCGTTTTTAGAGCCGTATGCATTGTCGAATAATGAGTCGTCTTGTAATGCATTGATTTTTGCTTCTGTAATTTGGAAACCAACTGATTTGTCTGCAGGAATATCGGAATAGTTTTCAACAATTAGTGTTTGTTCTGCTGCAAATATAAAATGACCTTTTTGGAAAATAACACCAGGTGACATTTGAATACCAAATGCTTTACCGACATTTTCGCTACCCGTTGCAACTTTTACATTAGAATCTAAATCGAATGCAATAGTTTGTTGAGCTCCTTGGAAATTTTGTGTACCACGCTTGTATTTTTCTAACGTGATTGTAAATGATTCACCAGCTGTAAACTGTGTATATGCTGTATTTGGGTCTGCAGGAGCAATATATTTAATCCAGAATGTACTTGGTGATTCTGTATTGTTTGTACCTTTTTTACCTTTAATAATTTGAGCACGTAATCCAGTAATTGAGCCTTGCATAATATAAACATAATCGACTTCAATATCATCAGTACCTGGTTGTTCTATAACTACTCTACTTTCATATTCTTCTGGGTTGAAAGTAGTTGCGCCTGGCGCTGTCGGAGTCTGCGTAAATAATTTTACATATCTTAAATCTTCGTAGTTATTAAAAGTACATCCTTTAACGATACTACCTTCTTTAAAGATATTGTCACCAAATTGCTCGATTTGGTTTTGCAGAATGCTTTGTAACTGTGTTAGCTCACGAGCTTGAACCGCAAATCCCGGCTTGAACAAAATACGATTGAACTGCTTATCTTGGTCGTAATCGTCAAAATAAGGCGATTGATTGAGATTTGTGTTAATAGGCATTTATATTATTTCCTTAAAATTCCAGTACAAACTTAAATTCCTCACGCGATAGGTCCGTTCTAGCTAGTGGGAAGAAGTTTTCCATAAAGTAAACTTCGCCAGTTTTCTGCATATAATCTGACAGCGTAACATTAGAGGTTACCGGACTATTTATATTGAGTGTCTGGCCAGTTTCATTCCTAAATGGTAAAGTTAAATCTAATGGTACATCGTTTGTTGTGTTTTCGTGTAGTGTTGAACCAGTTGAAACATCATTTGTATATGGTCCCAAATATTCAGCAAGATAAATTGTATTTGCTGATGAGTCAACTTCATGTACTTTTGCACTAAATACTGTTTCGTTGCTACTATTGACTTGAATAATTGTGCTATTTGCAGTTACTTTATCGTAATCGTCTGTAACTACAGCAATACGGTTATCGAATACATCGGGTACGGGAGCTGTATTTGCTTGACCACTTCTCCAATTACGAGAATTTACAGTGTCAAATTCAGGCGATCGCACAATACCTACACCACCGTAAGTATTTACATCACCAATTTTTGTGTTATCATCTGCTGTAATATATCCATAAAAACTAAAGTGTTTACATCTTAATTCATCAATTAAATTAAATCCATGGCCACCAGGTGGAGATAAACGAGGTCGGATTAATGCACGAACATCAGTTGTCGTATTATCTTCTGGTAAAAATTGATTAGCTCCTGGGTCAACAATAGATGCAATAGCGTTTGTATATCCGCTTCCTTCATCTAAAACTGTGATACTTGTAATTTGATTATTTACAATGTTAGGTATTGCTACGGCTCCAGTACCATCACCAATAATATCTAATCTTGGAATAATTTTAAAATTAGCATTACTTGCAACACCTGCTAAATTTGGAGTTGGAACTCCAGTTAAATATTCTGCACCTACTCTAATTTCAGCATTACCTGTAGTTTCATTATAGCTATAATATGTAATTTTAAATAAGCGTGAAACACCATTACCTGGATTTGTTGTGTACATATATTGTCCAGTAAAGTAATTCGTTATTGGACTCCAGTCTGGTGACGATGTAAATGGTGTAACAAGAATAACACCCGATGAATAAGGAGTTGCAATTATTCCACCCGTATATGTTTCGTATCCGAAGTTGTCATCTGGGTTTGTTACAACAATATCTGAAACTGTGCTTGCTGTATTTGCTGTTGGATTATTAGGAGTTGGTGTTGGTGTAATTGGAACATAACCAATTGCATTATAAGCATCAAATTCTAACGTGGATATAACATACATATATTTCCAAACATATCCATCAGCTGTAATATAAATTTGGTTTGTATTTGTTACATCATAGTTTGGAGGTGTTGATGCTGCTCCACCATTGTTGTTATTCAAACATTTAAATACTCGGTAATCACCAGTATCATTATCGTTTGGACCTACAACAGCGTAAAATCTTTGGTCTGCTAAATTTACTGTATCATCATATTCAGTATATACTTGACCAACCTGCCAAGGATAATATTTAATCATAAAATGAATATCAGCAGGTGCAATCTTTTTACCGAATAATGATCGCTCTAAAAATCCAGTTTTAGAAGCTTGAGCATCTTCTGGTGAAAAAGTATCGATGCCAGAAACGAAAACGTAATAATCATTATTCGCAAGGTCGTCAATGAACAACCTTGTCACATCTGTTTTAAAACTATTGCTTAATATTTCTGCCATTTTCTATTTGACTCTAACCGTTTTTATTATTTATTACCAGCCTCAGGATGTAAATGAAACCTTTTGTCTAGGCCATGCTTTACCTGAAGTTGGTCTTCGTTTAAATGTTGTTTGTTCTGAACCACCAGCAATATATTTACCGGTTCCCATACGTACACCCCATGGAATATGTACTCTTAAAGCTGGTGTTCCATATAATTCTGTTAAATCAGCTCCACCATTTTGATAATCGTTATCAGAAATACGATTAACATTACTTGATGAATATAATTTAGATGATGCTACATTTCCTGCTGGATAAATTGCTGGAGGATTATTTTTACTTCCTGCAACATTAGAAAAATCAATTCCTTCCATACCTTCACCAATTAAATTTTCTTTTGCTGATTGTACCATTATCTCTTTGAGTTTAGCAATACTTGGATATACTCCTCGTTCAGTAAAGTAATGTTCTAAAAATACTGATGCGCAACCAGCTGCAACTGGTGCAGCACAACTTGTTCCACTAAAATATCCCCATTTACCATCTTGGAAAGTAGTTGTAGGATATGATGTCCAAGTATAAGCGCCATAAGCAGCAAAATCAATCATTGGACCACGACTACTATAATCGTCCATTAATCTATTAACATCGTCTTGTTGACATGCTGCAATCGTGAATTGATTATCTCCACCCTCTGCTTCAATTCTAAGTGGATAGTATGTTGCTTGAGCGCCTTGCGTTGAATTAGTAAATTGATTTCTGCCTTCACTATCTAAAGTATTTGTTACATAACTTACACCGCTGTCTACTCTTACTGTAGTATTAAATCTTGGGTCTGTTGGACTTACAGCAACATGAGCATTATTACCTGCGCTTTTAAAGTGATAAATTCCATTATAACTATTGAATTGGCTCATTACTGTATCAAATGTAGAATAACGAGTTTGGTCTGGTATAGAAATCATCCATTTATCAGTGCTGTCTGCTGGGTCTTGGATAACTCTTGGAATAATTAAGTTATCTGCAAATGCTCTAAAATCGCCTTGCCAAGAGTTTGTGTCTTTTACACATGAAATAGTACCAGTCATGCTTGGATGGAAATCACAAACATAATCATATGTTGTTGAGGCATCAGGCATTGTAAATGTAACTGTGCTTGTTCCCTGTCCAGTAACTCCTGCAACATTACTACCACCTTGTCTGATATACAATGGATGTCCGCCAGAAGCTTGGTTATCAATAATCACAGTATCGCCTGGATTACAAGTAATTGCTCTATTATTAACGCCGTTGCTTGCTCCAGTTCCTTCGTAAATTCTATCTTCACCAGTAACTACGTATGCACTTGAACCTGAAGCAGTCATTGTAATATTCCAAGTTGCTGCTTGGACATCACCACGATTTATTGTTGTTGAATTACCATCTTCGTCATAAGCTACAATTTGATTAATGTCATCGATGATATAAAATTTTTCGTGGTCAACACCAGAATATCCCCATGCTCCAGTTACGACTGTTGCATTACGAACACCTGTTACTGAATTTACTGCTTTAGAAATATGCCATGAAAGTGCAGCGTAATATGCATTAGTTACACCATCACTTAGATACATAACTCTTAATGAAGATTTTTTACCCCAACCACAATGTTTACCACCTGCTGCACTTAATACTCCAATCGCATGAGATGAAAACCAGTCTGAACTAGGATTTGTAACTTGGTTATTACGAGCTGAAGTTAATGCTCCACTAACTATTGACCAATCCATAGGAACAAATCTCGAAGTATTAACATCATCAATTTCTGAAAAGTCTGGATGGTCTTCGTGACCAGCATTACCCGATGCAGGAGTACCTGCTTCAATAGCAATAATATCTACATATTCACCAAGAAAATTACTTTTAACTGTTTCGTTCATATTGAAATCGTTAAAATAACCCATTGGAGGATTACCATTTCCTGCAGCTGCAGCGTCAAACTCACTAGAAAAATACATATTCATACCAGTATAGTTTGCGCCATCATCTAAACTAGGAGAAGATGGTGTATATCTTGTTAAATATTGAACTGTACCAGAAGATGGAAGTTCATATCTTGGAGTTGATGATGGATATGATACTAAATCAATAACTGGTCTTTCAGGTCCACATTCAATAACTTTATCGCTTTCATTTAATTGAGCTGCTTCTTCATCAGTCAATCTCATACAAATAATAGCATCCCACAGGTCAAAGTTATTGACCACTTCCATACCAGCTGCTTCATTTGCTAAGAATAAAGCTTCGTCTGTTCCTGGTTGAAGGATTACGTTATGAATGCGTTTAGCCATTTATTAGCTCTCTAATTTTAATGCGTCAATAGTGACTGTAACTGTTCCTGCACTTCCTGAATTATTTTGAATTGCTACTGGAACTTCAGTTTCTGAATTATCTAACCAACCCATAATTGATGGTGTTATTTTAAATGTTGTTGTACCTGAAGCTGTTGCAATAAATTCTGCAATAACACCAGAACCATCCGATGGGTCTGTTCCTTGTGTTCTACCTGCGTCTGCTGTTCTTGATGCTGTGTCGGAATATATTCTAACCCAACACTGTTTGTCTACTGTAACTTTTTGTAAAGCGAATGATTTACCTAATGTAGCGTATTCAACTGAACCTGAAGCTCCATCTGCAATTGAACTGGTCGTTTCTGCTTCTGATACACGAGATGCTCCACTACCACCGCCGCCTGCTGCAGCCCATTGATAATCTGAACCACTCCATTGTAAGAACTGATTAGAAGATGCGCCTGAAACATTTAAGTGAGTATCAACATCAGAATTTGTATATGTATTTCCTGGTGCTGCAACACTTAGTACGCCGTTTGAAGCTGTAATATTGGTACCTGCAATTGCTGCAACAAAATCAGTAATGGTATCTTTCTTTGAAGCATTAGAATCATTAGCATCAATAAATCCAATACTATCTGCTGCTACATCAAGTGTTCCACCTGTTAAACTGTTGAGGTCTGTACCACCGCCTCCACCGCCACCAGTAGAATTAATGGTAATACTATCAGCGTTAGCATCAGTCGTAATAGTGATATTAGAACCAGCTACTAGAGTAAGTGTGTCTGTTGCGGTATCAGCTACAACATTAGTTTGACCTGCAACTGCAATTGTTCCAAATGTATTAGCAGAAGAACCACCGCCACTTGGTAATGCAGTCCACTGATAATCTGAACCATCCCATTGTAGTACTTCGTTACTTCCTGCACCTGAAACATTAAGGTGAGCATCTACATCTGTATCAGCGTAAGAACCTCCTCCGCCACCGCCACCTTGAGCTACCCAAGTATATGTACCATCAGCATTTGTCTTTAAAACATAATCAGATGTTTCTGAGTTGGTAACATTATTAGCATAAACATAAGGAGCAAGAGGGTCTGTATAATTTGTAATTGTACCACCAGAAGTATCTGCTAGAAGCTTTCTCCATGAACCGTGTGCGTAGTATAGAGCACCAGTATCATGAGCATGGCCAACTGCTCCGTGATAAGTGCTTGGACTATTAGCGGTTAGGTTTGCAAATGTATCATAATAAAATGTTACTTTGTGAGGTTTTCCGTATAAATCTAAATTCCCATTGGAATCAAATATATTGGTAAGTGTTGATGCATTACCATAACTGAAATATATTTCGTTGAAATTGTCGTTTACTTTGTCGAACGCATTACGTAAGGGGTCACCTGACCCATCATTCGCTGATGCTCCGATATTAATTACTTGCTTGGCCACAGCAGAATCTCCTTAAATTTATATTTAAATATTTATTATACCGGCTCATGGTCGGCGGTGACATAAGTACTATCAACTGTAAAGTTTGTAACTGATGCTTCAAGTGTAGCTGTATTTGCTAAATCAAGTACGCTTCCACTTCCGTCGTCATTAAAGAGCCTAATAAATCTTGCTTTTGTACCGGATGGAATGTCGGCTTTATAAATGAAATCACCGAACATTTTTGAACCAGCCAAATGTACATTTTCTTTTAGTAGTTTTTCGTATTGACTTTTATCAAGAGTTGATTTAATTTGATATGAATACTCTTGATAGAAATCACTGTCTTGTATTCTCATACCTGAACTATAATAACTATCGATCGCTGCACTATTTGCAGGTTCAGCTACATAACCGTCAATATGAGATGAGAAATCTTTCCAATATCCTTTGTTTTTACCTTGTTCGTTTGCTTGAATAATACCTGATGCTAATACTAATGTTTCATCGTTCGGGTCAATTAGGTCAGCAGTATCTCCGTCAACGTATGAGAAACCCGAATTGGTAATTGAAACGTCTTTTATATATCCAACTTCAAATTCAACTCGTCCATTAATAATAGCATTATCACCATATACACGACTTGAGTAATCAGTACCTACTCCAATTATATTAAATACATCATTATTAACTTGTCTGATTATATCATTTGAACCAGAAAATCCATCCCACGAATTTGGTGTAACATAAAGTAAACCTTGAACTGAATCTATTGAATTAATTACAGCAGTTTTAGTTGTACCTTGTTCTAAAAGTGTTTCACCAACATTAAATACAGCAGCATCTCCAACTGTTGCTAATCGAATTAACTGACCGCGTTTTTGGAATTTTGCAATAAGGTCATCTTTAGCTCTTGCGAAAACATCAAAGTTATAACCAGTTCCTGGATTAAAGTTTTCAAATATTTGTATTTTACCTATGTCAATACCTGAAATATCGAATGCTTGATTTAATGGTGTACTTAAAGTAACTGGACTTGCAGTACCAGACATAGGTGCAGTTGCTTCATAATCAGCTGCATTAAGTTGTGTTGTTAAATGTGGTTGAATTAAATCAGTAATTAAATTGACTGTTGTTACATCTGAAAGTACAGCATAGACTTCAGTATTAGCGTCTTGTGTGCCTTCGGGATAAAGAGTACCAGGACATGTTTGATTTAAATCTGAAACACCAATTTCTATACCTGATAGTTTTAAATCAATATTTGGATTTCTATCTACTGTTGTAATCGTTCGAGCAGTTTGTGTTGTACCAAATACTTTAAATCCATCGTAACGACCACCGCCGTAATCTATAAGGTTAGTAAACTTAACGCCAATATTATATGCGTTTTGTCCTACAACATAAGCTGCATTACCATCACTGTCAACTAATCTTTCGTATGGTTCAAATTGTACTTGATTTGATGAGTCTGTAAAAATAGATTGTTCTGAAATTAATAAAGATGTATTTGCAACTGTATATCCGTAACCACCATCTTCGTAATTTAATCTTACAATCGAATCAGCAAAACTAGTAATATCAGTAACAATGGCTTCACCACCGTCACCTCTTGAAGATTTAACTTTAACTTGTTTACCAATATATTGGTCAGCAATTCTAGGTTGGTCTTCATCAACTGTAAATCCACTTAATGAGCCACCTACAACTCCAAAATCAATTTGTTCACCGTTGATATTTGTATAAATGTGGTCAAACTTATTAAATACACCATTTACGTTATCGATGTAAATAACGGGAGTGTAAATACCATTAATTAAAATAGAATTAATTTTTGTTACTGAAGCTTTTGCTTGTGTAACTGAACCTGTAATAACACGAGAAATTAAATCGGCATAAGTATATTGAACACCAGTAGAACTTGTAAATAAATTATCGTTAGGAAGCATCTGAAGGAAATTACCAGTTTTCCATTCAGAGTTTGAAACCTTTAACATTTTATTAGAAGGATAAACTACTTCAATATCATATTCTTTATAAAATGTTGCGAAGAATAACTCGATACCAGCCTTGGTACCTTTTCTACGATAAAGGTCTAATATATTCTTAACAAGGAATGGTACGATACTTTCTTTTAATTCAAGGTCAGCTAAATATTTGTTTTTAAAGAAAATAAGTAAATCTTTAATTGTTGTATCGATATCTCTATATTCAAAAAATCTTCGTGATACATAAGTTGATTGATTGGATGTTGTTTCCATCCATTTATAATAGTCACGAGCTAATTGAACCAGTTCTGGCCCATCTTCACGATAGATAGCAGGGAATTGCTGATTAATAAAAAAGCTTATACTTTTTTCTATCTGTGAATAATCTTCAGCCATTATATTTTCCTATTAATAACTGCTACTTGATGATGAACTACTTGTTCCGCTTAGTGAACCAATTGCAGATGACGATGCTGTCGTTCCGCTAGTTGGTTTTTCATCAAGTATCATATTGACTTGTACATCCTCGTCTCGTATAATGAATACACGACCTTGAGGTGCTTTATATTCAGAGCTCTTTGCTCTTACCATAATTTTAATTGCGCTGCCATCGAATGCTTCAACCTCTATAGTATTTAATTTAACTAAACCTGTTGAATAATCTATTGTACCAGCAATTGGCTTATATACAACTGGGTTTGTAATATCATCAGTAACAAGCATTAAGTTTCCTAAACCATCGTCTTGTATATAAACACATGTTCCATCTACATCAAATGGTGTACTCTTAACAGCAGGTTTATATTCAGTAAATCCATTTGCTTCTCTAAACGGATATGGTTTAACTAACGCAGTTTGGAAACTAAATATTGGTGTTTCTCTATTATTTAATTCTGGGCTCCAATCAATAATTGGCATGAATGATAAACCTGTACTTAATATTGCTGTATCAATTGCATCAACCTGTGCAGCGAGTTTACTTCCTCTTAATTTTGTATTAAAATCTTCAAGCGTATTTTCTGAATAAGAATTAATTGTGCTTCTTACTAATGCTTCAAGTTCGTCTTTTGATTTTTCTGTAGTTTTATTAGTATAAACAATATCAGCAACAACATCTGCATATATAAATTTTGTTTGAACAAATATTGGTTCAATACCTAACGGACTCTTTTCTGCTAAATAATTAATATAAGTATTTGCAAGTGTTGAACTGATTAATGTTGTTTCTGAATCTAAATAAACAGAAATTGCAACACGACCAAATTGAGGTGGGTCTAAATCTTCACCACCATAAGCACTTACTGCTGTAATCTCTGGGAATGCTTGTTGTAATAATACTTCGTAATCTTTTGTAGTTACTGCACGTTCTTGCACTGCTAAAGATTTAGGTGCGAAATATCGAATAGATTCCATACTCTCACGCTCTAATCCACCAGCTGCAGCTGAAATTGTTGTTACAGCAATTGTTGCACCGTCAATAAAGCTTGCGCTAAATTGGTCTGCACCGTTTGCTAATTCACCAGATGTAATACGATAACGTACTCTTACATCCTCAAACTCTTCTGGCTGTAAACCAAATTCGTTTTTACCGAAATATACTGCATATCTGTTATCTAAATATGGCTCTAAATAAAATACTTTATCATCAGGTTTAACACCATAAATTGTATTAGCACGAGTAAATACGTTTCTATCTTCTGTTTCTTCTGCATCAACAAAGACAACAATAGAGTCTGTATCAACCTCGTCATTAGTTAACTGAACACGAAGAATACCATCAGCGTCTACAATAAATCCTTCTCTTTGGAATGATGCTAACATTGACCCTTCAAAAATTTCTACGTTATCTGCTACATAAACATTAGGTGCAGTTCTTCGAGCAACATATGTTTGATTAGTTACAAAAGTAAATAAATCGCCTTGGTAATTTGCAGAAAAAGTAGTATAGGTTGGAATTGTAATTGTGCTTTCTGTTGCATTTTCATCAGTAATTGATACTTGAACAACAGCCTTAGCAGATTTACGAGACCTTGGAATATAATTTAATTCTTTAGCATGAGAAACGATAGAGTTCTTTAGGACGGCCGAGTCTAAAAACATCTCATTCATTGTCATGTTTGTGTAGTAATTATTTTGGAAAGTATTAAATGCTAGTACATCAAGTAATGCACTCATATTTGAACCTTCAAAATTGTAATCTTTGAATTGAGTCTGCGTTTGCAGGTATGCTTTAAACTGACTTTTTATCGAATCAAAGTCAAGTTCTGTAATTGGAGTTTTTGGATTGGCCATCTTATCTTATCCTTTCTAATATTAAATCAAGTGTGATTGGTCTGTCAACATTCTTGATATAAAACTGTATGAATACGTTAACTGTGTTATCGTCATAACTACTTGATGCTGTTACATTAATTAATTCAGCTCTTGTTTCATAAGTGTTTATTGTATCTCTACATCTTGATTCTATAACCTTTAAAACACCAGGCGTAATATTTTCAAATAATAATCCTCGTACACCACCACCTATAAATGGTTGCATGAGTCTTTCGCCTGGGTCTGTTAAAATTAAATTTTTAATACTTTGTTTTACTGCGTCTTCATCTTTCAATAATGCAATATCTTTTGATATAGGACTAACTCTAAGGTCCTTATGAAAGTCACTATATAAATTCGGTTTTTTACTTACCGGTGTTTTTGCAATTATTGTCATCGTAGTATTTCTCTAATGTCTAAATGAATATGATTATCATATATAATTACGCCTTGGAAACCTGATTGTTTAGCATTTTTTGTAAATAATTCAGTCCAATCAGCAATTTCATTTAGTTTACCAACATTCCTTTCTGCATCTGATAAACTATTAAATTTTGACTTAAAACTATCGTCTACCTTAATATCTATAACAAGTCCACTCAAGTGAGGATTATCATTTTCCTTTTTTAGTATTTCTTGGTTATATTGTTGGCTTACCCAACCATTAGTTATAATAAAGGTATTACCGTATATTTCTTGTAATCTCTTCAGATAAACTTTAACATCTAAATCTAAATGTGTATACGCTGGTAAACCAATACCTTTTTCTTCGTCGAATACATCACCCTCAAGTTTAAAAGTACCATCAGAACCTTTTATCACATTCATGCATGGAGGTAAGTTCTTATAATCTTCAGCTGTGATTTCTTCAACATCAACAGTATCATATCCTGGAATGGTTTTTGCATTATTTCCTTCATTCCATAAAGTATTTAGGCTATTTATGTCGTTCTGCCTTTTTTCTCTTGAAAATCTTATCGCTCCGTTACGAATTGCTGTAGAAGTATTTTGATTTCCTATTGTTTGTAATCTCTTAATAACTCTTTGATATCTGTTTCCGTAATCATCTAATGGATTCTTAATTTCATTAACAAGTGCTTCAACATTACTTGCAAGAGCACAAAAACGTGCAACCAAGAATTGCATTGTTGCTAAATCCATTTGCTCAAATAAACCAAAGGCGTAATCCATAAAACCTTTGAGTTTATTTTTCATTTTCTTTTGTTGTTCTTCTGTGAGCTCATTACACATGCGCTCTTTACGAGTCATTATATACTTTGTATGAGATTTGTCAATACCTACAACTAAATCTCCTATTTGTTCCGAAATATTAAAGTTTTCAATTGCTGCCATTACCTTTTCATATATCTTAACAACAGAATCTATAATCTTTTCTTGGATTTCTTTCATTAATTTTTTGACGACTTTTTCTTCTAATATTTCAAGTGGATTCATACCTTCGTATTTACCAAGTAATGCTTGGAATTTAGCGTATGCTGCAAGAGCGTCATTTATGATTCCATCTATTTCGCCAATTAAATCATAAAATGCATCTATTTGATTAAATAGATTATTCATACTATTACAGAAGCCACCTAAAATACTTTCGTAAATATCACCTTCGTAATATCTGTTTAAATTAGAAAGTAGCACATCTGGTGTTTGATTAATGAGACCGTTTGGTGTATAATTATAGGACTGCATAAAGTCAGCCATTTCAAGCTGTGTAACGTTTCCACGATTCCATCTATTATCTAAGAACGGATAATTTGTAGCATCATAATCTCGAAGTGAACCATTAACATAATCAACACTTTGGCCAAATGCATCACCAAATTTAGTAATCATATTTTTAATTGGATTATTATTTGTTTCTGCTACAATGTTATCTGCAAGTTCTTGAGCAAATACATCAATTTGATTTACTGTATATGTTCCATCGGGTTTTGTTGTAGGACCAATATTTGTTATCTGCTGATTGAGATATGTTTGACTTCTTCTGTCTACGCAACTACTAGCCATTATCCTTCACTCTCCATAGATTCAGTAAATCCTAATGCATAACCTAAAGCAAAATAACCGTTTGGTACTATTGAAACACCATGGCTTGCTGGTTGAGGCATTTGAATCCTAGGAATACCTAATCCACCCTCTGGTAATATATTAATATCAAAACCTGTTAATGCAGCTAATGGCGATGTAAGTACTGTAGCAGCAAAACCTGGGCCATTTCCTTGAGGATACATAACTCCAGAAATTACTCCTGGTACAGGACTTGGGACAAGTGAAGAAATACCTGGAGGATTAAGTACAGGTATAGTTACAGTTGGAGCTCCAATTCCTATTAATCTACCAGGGCCTGGTTTACAAGGACTACCTGGTGAAGAACTGATAGGTAAAGGTGCTGCAAGAACTGCAGTGTTTACTGCTCCAAAATTACCAGCTCCTACTGACGCTGTTGATGCTAATAGTGTAGCAGTATTTAAAGCAGTAGCATTGAAAACACCAGTAAAACTTCCTAATGCTGACGCAACATTAAATGTTGGTGAGGTAACACTAAATCCTCTTGATGTTTGTGAACCCGTACTTCCAGCTACTGGAGTTAATGATACAGGTGATGTTCCTAAAGCAGTATTAATAATACTTCCAACTGCATATATGTGAGTATCTGCAGCTGATGTTAAACGAATTGCTTTATTTGCGTAAGCACTAAATGTAAGCATTGCTGTATTTTTAATATGACCAGAAACGTTATTGATTTGTTTTTCTGCTTCAATCTGTACTTCGTTTCTGCCAAATATTGTTACTCTATCTGCATTACCTTCGATTTTAGCAGAAGCACCACGCATGAATAAGTGTCCACCAACATTATGATATGATTGACCACCGACTGTAACTTCGTTTTCACCATGAACGATACGCTTATAATTACCCATGATTTCTTCGGTCTTATTACCTTTAACATAAACATGAGAATTACCATTAATCGTTACAACTGAATGGCCTGAAGATTCGTGTCTTGTTCCAATATTAATTTCATAGCGATCGCTTTCTGCTCTTTCTTTAACAGTACCAATAGCATCTATTTCAACATATGCACCTGATGTATGATTTATAGTAATTCTTTCTGCACCAGGCGTATCGTCTAATTCAATACTATGACCACCTGGTGTTTCTATAATTTTATTATGTGGATATCTTGTTGCATATGCAGGAGGTGGTTCGCTCCATGTTAAATTGCTATCTGCGATTTTTTGTCCTTGCACTGCTTTAGCATCTCTTACTCCAACATAAGTATTGTCTAAGTTTTCAACACGAAGCAATTTAGATTTTTGAACTTCACCAATATCTTTTGGAGTAGTAAACATAGACATAAGAACTTTTGCAAATGGTGGGATATTTCCATAACCATCTTTGTCTGGGTCATTTTTATCTACATATTGACCTGGTATTAAACCTAATACTAATGGATGTTGACCATCAGCTCCATCTAAAAACATTCCAAATACAAATGAACCCATAGGTGGTGGAGTATGGTTAACATCGTAATTACCTGATACACAAGTTGCCCATGGTAAATCTGTAGTAGGAACTTCTGTTTTAGTACCATGCGTACCAAATGCACGAACGCGCACACGGCCCATGCGTCCTTGGTCTAAAATATCTTCTACGACTCCGATGAAAAACATCGGATTTGTTATTCCTCTACCTGACATTATGTTTCCTATTCATATTAAAAATCTAAGGGAAATTTATTATAGTAATCTTTATGCGCTTGACTACCCGGTACTAAATCTTCTGGATTAATTGTTTCCGAACGTTTACCATCATCATCACCAGCGTCTGACCAATCATACTTAAACATCGTAATCACCGTTCTCAATATTCCATCTTCAACATCGTTATCTATTCCTGTAATTAAAAATCTACCACTGACTTGTTTATTATCTTCTTTGTCACTCGAAATATTTTTTGATAATGTGTTAACTCTAATAATATCACCAGCTGCTATATCAAGTCTTCCCTCGGTAACACCAACTGAACCTGTAGCCATAGCGTGCATTCTATAGAATGTTCTTTGTGCAGCTAAATCTCTAAAATGTGTTTCTGATTTAAAAGCAGGCGAAGATGTATCTTCTTTATAATCTCTAATAATCATATATTGTTTAGCATTTTCACCATTAAAATTTTTCTCAATAAAAGCTTTTGAATGTATATCGTTTTTTATAGAAGCTTGATTACCTGTTGAATCCTTAAACTTAGGTATAAAATCATCTTTATAACTATAATGATAGCCACCATCTTTAAAATGAGTTGCTTTTTGTTTTAAAAGGTCAACTTCAATTATTTTAATATTGTAAGCTCCGTTTTGCATTTGAGCACCTGTATCAACTCTTAATGGATTACCAAATTGTGATAACGACGTCATTTGTTCAAGTGCGTCTTTTGAATCTAAAGAAATAAATGCACCATAATGGAATTGTGGGCCACCATTTCTTTTTCCATATTCATATAACCATTCATCACTTACGAAATAAAAACCTCGAGGTGTTTCAAACCATCTAAATGATGAACCTGCATTTGGTTGTTGACCCCATGTTCTTCGAGCTATAAATTGTATTGCTTGTGCTGGTGATAAATCAGGTATAGTTAACTGCATGGGATGTTCAGTTTTTTCTATATAAAGATAACGCCCTTTGTCAACCGAAGCATTAATTTTAAATGCTAATGTTCCTTCTGGTAATTGTTCACTATTTTTACCGGTTGGTTTATAGTCAGCTAAAAATTTTCCCTTGTGATAATATCTCATAAAGATATCTTTTACTATTGTGCTTGACGCTACGCCATTATATGAAGTAATAAACGATCTTGTACTTGCGTCGTAACTAGTTTTAGTAACCCAATGTAATGTATATGTTAAACCTAATTGGTCAGTTCTAAAATCGACATCATCAATTTTGTATATGAAACATTTAAGTTCTATTTCTGTTTGAAGGTCGTAAGCTTTTAATTTTATATGTAATTCTTCTTCGCCTCTTAAAGGCATATTTTCTAATAAACCAATACTATCGTAAACATCGATTTTACCAGATAAAGCAGAATTACCAATACTCTGCTTCATACTGAAAGATGTAATCATAGCAGAAATATTTGGATTTTGTGTTGCACCAGCCTCTCCACCAAATGGTATAATTTCAGCTGATATTATTTCACATCTTGAAGGATTAAATGCGCCCTTTTGGTCCATAATTATTCACTCACTGCATTTCTAAATTCACGAGTTATTTGTGTTAAATAGCTACTATCAAATAAGTATATTTCCTTTTTATTATTATTTAATGCTTCTTCGTACTCATATATACGATAAGGTTCCCATTCTTCTGGAATAATTCTTTTAATAATAATTTTTTGCCCTTGTTCCGTTCTCATAATCACTCTATCTTCTCTACGTAAATAGATTGTTCTAAACGATTCGGGTGCTAATAAAATTTCGTCTACTGCTGCCATGTGTTATACCTTCTTCACATAATAAATGATGTTATCATCATTGTTTGGGTCACGAGTCCAGTCAATAACATCTTCTCCAACTTCACCAGATTGTTCTGTATATTTTGCAACTAAATAATCATTGAATGTTTGTGGGTCCATCGGCCACTCGTGATATGGGTCGATAATATTATTTGCCATATAAACCAACCAAACATAATCAACAGACCCATAATAGAATTGTGCGATATCTTCTGCACGTTCACCTTCTGAAACTGTATAAGGATAATACAAATATGGATTGTTACTTACAGCGCGTACAAAATTACTACGCCTAGAGATATCTCTTACTCTACGTCCTTCGTATTCGATTATTGGAAAGTTTTCAAAATATTTCATGGGTCGATTGTTATCCCGTCTTGTCCAAAGACACTAGATTGGTCAAATGCAAGGCTACCACCAACATTAACTCTTGGTGCACTGCCACGATTTGCATTAGCTTGTGAACCACTTTGTGCTCCAGCTGCAGCACCATCATCGCGTTGTACAACAGGAGGTGATATATCTAATCCGTCATTTTCACCGTAATCTTGAGCAGTTTGAATTTGTAGTTCTGAGAATGTTATAGATAATGATACAGCTGCAGGTACACCACCTTTAATAATTTCAGGCATTCCACCTGCTCCATAATCTACTGTAATGTTTTGTACCATACATCTTTTAAATCTTACAAATCTGCTTTCGTCAACACCCAATAAATTGAGTTCAACAATGTCTGGATAATTTAAAAATGCTCTCGCTAAACTTCCGCCACTATCAGCAGCTTCTGTTGTAGGTAAAGATTTTCTTTTAATAAGATTAACAATATCAGTAATCATTTGTGTATCGTTTGCGTTACTTGGAAATAAGTCCCAGCTAAATGTAAAGTTACGCAAGTCAACGCCTGAGAATGATAAAGTTTCTTGTGGGTTAACAACACGTTCTCCAACAACACCCATAGATTTTGCTATTTCACCAGGAATAAAGTTTCGTGCTAAATACCCTGCCATTGCTGTTGCTTTGGTAACTTCAAACTCACTCATTTTTCCAGCTGCTGCCCGTATTCCGTTCATTATTGATGCAATAAATCCTTCTTGTCCTGCATTTTTTCCTGCTGCTTTAGCATAATCATAAACACCACTAACTACAGCTTCGGCTGAATTTTTCATATTTTCAAAGAATCCACCTAGACCACCGCCTTCATCAAATGAAGCAAGACCACTTGCTATACGCTCATATAAGAAATCTCTTTCAAAACTTGCTACTCTAATTTGTGTAGAGTCTTGTAAAGTTCTTGGGAATGGAAGTTCTATAGCTGTAGTAGTTGAAATTTCTGGAGGACCACCAGGAGGCCCGTTATCAAGTAAGTTATAAGTATTAATTGCTGGAACAAAACCTAAATTTTTATTTTCTGTAGCGCCTGTTTGTACTAATTCACCTTTTTTATTCTTAGAATGTACAGCCTGAATTGCACTCACATAATTTTTATAATCGTAAGATTTAAACTGAAGTAATAAACCGTGAGGCATGGGTTTTGAAGGAAAACTAAGGTATGGACCTAAAGTTTTACCATTTCTTTTACCAGCCGAGGTAGAACTTCGTAGTTTTAGCAATTCTGGTCTAGTGGTTATAGCCATTTTTATCTCTTTTTAATAAATAGTAATTGGACATTTTAGATTATTTATACGGAGTTTGACAAATAGATTATGGCATATAAAGGTAGATTTCGCCCATCAAACCCGCAGAAGTACAAAGGTGACCCAACTAAGATTATTTATAGGTCTTGGTGGGAACGAAATGTATTCTCTTGGCTTGATAAACATAAGGATGTGATATGGTGGCAATCAGAAGAAGTCATTGTTCCGTATAGGTCACCAATAGATGGTAGAGTACACAGATACTTTCCTGATGTTATTGTCCATAAATACGATGGAAATGGCAAGAAGTGTACTGTGATGATTGAAATTAAACCTCATAAACAAACAATACCGCCAAATCCAGCAAATAAAAATAAGACACCAACAGGTCGAGTGTCAAGAAGATATCTTAACGAGGTTAAGAATTATGGAATTAATAGCGCAAAATGGAAAGCAGCTCGACAATACTGTGCAGACAGAGGTTGGCAATTTGTGATTATGACAGAAAAAGACGGAATAGCAGGTAAATAATGGCGATTACAAATTACGCACTATTATTACGAGAAGCAAGAGACCAAGCACAAGGTAAAGTTCATCGTGGTACCACAATATTCAATGATATATTAGTTAAAGGTATTCGCGCAGGTGAGATGCCTGCTCGTTCTAAAGCAGCAAGAAGTTGGTACAGAGACCAAGCACAAAAAATTAGCAGAACAGGTAGTGGAAGCTCTGGTGTATCTGGTGCTTCAATGATTGTAGATGGATTAAAAGACAAAGACCGTGTTGTTAGTATGATTGAACCTGGCATGATGTATACATTTGCTTACGACCCTAAGTATAAAGATACACTTCCATATTATGATAGATTCCCTTTGATTTTCCCAATAAATAAAACTAAGGGTGGATTTATGGGAATTAACTTTCACTATTTACCACCTAGGATGCGTGCTCAATTAATGGATGCATTATATGGGATTACGAACAATAAAAGATATGACGAGAGTACTAGGTTAGGTTTAAGTTACGATTTATTAAATAGCGCTTCTAAATTTAGATTTTTTAAACCAGCGTTAAAGCAATACCTAAACAAACAAATGAAATCTCGTTTTATTTACATTAACCCAACAGAATGGGATATTGCATTGTTCTTACCATTAGCACAATTTGAGAAAGCATCAAAACAGAAAGTTTACGCAGACAGCCGAAGAATGGTAACGAGGTAAAATAAATGTCATTTAGAATCAGTGATTTTAAAACAACGATGAGCCGATTTGGTGGTCCTGCCCGTCCTAATCTTTTTGAAGTTATTTTATTTAATGTAGAACCAAACTCTGATATGGACCCAAGGAGCATATCTTTCTTTTGTATTGCAGTAAACTTTCCAGGTATTACAGTTGAAAATGGACAGATGGTAAATGTTGCACAACTACCTACATCATTCCCATTACGAATGTCACCAGCACCACTTACTGCTACATTCTTGCTAGACAGTAATCATAACGTACTTTCATTTTTCCACAATTGGTTACAAAGAGTTATGAACTTTAGTACTAAGGGTGGAACATTTGGTGCAATTGATACATCAGATGGAGATGCATTTAAAGACGGACAACTTCCATACGAGCTCGGATACAAAGATGATTATGCTTGTCGTATGGTTATTAAACATTTTAGCACAGAATCTGAAACAAAAGAAGGTAGTAATTCTAAATATTATGAAACAGTTTTAGATAATGTTTATCCTTTTACAATAAGTGATGTTTCTTTAGATTGGTCCAGCAACGACCAATATGCTACTGTAAGTGTAACATTTGCTTACGACCAAATACATTATTCATCAGACAGAATTGGAACACCCATACAAAGAAAAGGTGGTGGTTTACTCGATACACTTTCAGACCTTGCAAACTTTATTGATGTAACTAAACAAACAATAGGACAAGGTAAAATTACAAGTATTCAAGATGCTATTAACAGATTACAACGAGTTAGAAGTTCATACGATAATCTTTCAGATTTCTTTGATGAACCTAAAGCATCGACAAAAACACAACCGGTTAAAGACCCTGGTACTTAAAATATATTATATGATAGGAGATTTATAGAATGTCATTACCAAAAATTGATTTACCGTTAGGGGAATTAGTACTTCCTTCGACAGGTGAAAAAGTAAAATATAGGCCTTTTACTGTAAAAGAAGAAAAGATTCTTTTAGTAGGCCAACAAAGTGACGACCCAGAATTAGAAATATTGTCGTCCAAACAAGTTATTGATAATTGTTTAATTGATAAAGATGTTGATGAACTTCCAATGTTTGATTTAGAGTACGTGTTACTTTATCTCAGAGCAAGAAGCGTTAACAACGTTATTAAATTTACAATTAAAGACCAAGATACTGATGAAGATGTTGAATTAGAGATGGACATTGATAATGTAGTATTAGAAAGAAAAGAAGGTCATACAAACGAAATAGAAATTAATGATGAATATAAGTTGTTTTTAAGATATCCAACTATTTCTGAATTTCAAAAATTAGTTTCTGCTGATAAAAATGACCCATTGCTTGATTATATTATGTTAGTATCTTGTTTAGATTATATTGCTTCTGAAGATGAAGTACATTATTTTAAAGAATATACTGAAGAACAAATTAATGAATTTATGGATAGTTTATCTGGCAGTGTTATTAAATCAATTACAGAGTTTTTCTCAACAATGCCAAGATTAAAACATGAAATAAAATATACTAATAGTGAGGGTAATGAAAAAACGTTTGTCGTGGAGGGCATGCGAAGTTTTTTTACCTAACGCTGAGTCACATTAATCTGCAAAATTATTATGACATAAATTTTGCAATGGCCCAGCATCACAAATGGAGTATAACGGACATTGAAAATATGATACCTTTTGAACGAGATATATATTTTCAATTATTAATTAACCATATTAGAGAACAAAACGAGAAAGCAGAACAAGCTAGAAACGGATAAAATAAATGGCAGAACTATCTAAAGATACTCAAGCAATTATAGCACGCCTCAAACGAGAAGGCGAATTAAATCGTTTTGCATCTGAAAAATATTCTATAAAGGAAGTACGTAACGACCTTTCTAAATTCCAAGGAACGTTTGATGCTATTCGCGAAGCTATATCTGGAGTTGCTCACAATACTGACGAACAATCCGAATATTATAAACAAAAAGCAGCTAGAGACCTCGAACTTGAAAATTTAACAGAAAAAGAAAAAGAAGAATATAAGAAAAATCAAGCTGATATGCTTAAGAGAGAACAAACTCTCGCAAAGAAAGACCTTGAAGATAAAGAAAAAGCAAGAAAAGAAAAAGAAAAAAATGATTTAAAAATATTTGGTAAAGATGGTATTTTAATTCAAGGTATTAAAAAGGCATTTAAGTTTGCAATGTTTGCTGCTATTGCGTCTATTGGTTATTCGTTTATAACAGGATTTTTAGAAGGAGCCTTCCCAGAATATTTTGGTGAAAAAGGTAAATTAATAGATTTACCAAATACTGTATTTGATATATTTGAAAATATATCTGTAATATTCAAAAGTATCGATTACGACCAGTTAAAAGCAAATCTAGCATATATTTCAAGTCCAAAGTTTTTAGAAACCATGACATATGCTGTGGGTACTGTAGCTGCAGTCAAAGTAGCACAGCCTGTTGTTGAAACAGTAGGTGAAGTTATTACAACGGGTGCTTTAATTAAAGCTCTTACTCCTACTAAAAATGATGTTTCAACAGCAGGTGACCAAACTGGCAGCGGTGGTAAAAGCAGAAAATTGGGTGTTAGACTTGGTATAGCTGGTTTAATATTTGGTCTTGTTGAATTTGCACTACCAGCATTTACTAGAATGTTCCAAGAAGATAATGAGTTTACACCAGAAGGTCTTTCAAAAGTTCCTATACAACTTACAAACCCTGGCACAAATACCGCAGGTCAAATTGCATCTGCAGCTTCTCTCGGTGCTGTATTTGCTCTTGGTGGACCAGTAGCAGGTGTTATAGCTGGATTAGCTGCATTTATGGTTTTAAAAGCTGTAGATGCTGCTGAACATAATAAAAATGCAGACCATTTTTCAAATGCTTATGAAGAAGTTTTAACTAACGAAAGTAGCGAAGTTGCTATTTTAAAAGGTAAACTAGCAAGAGCTGAACGGTTACGAGATACGTTAAAATTAACTGACGACCAAATGGAGCAACTAGACAATAATATTTTAGCTATAAAAGAAGCTATTGCAATAGCAGAAAAGAACGCAAAAGAAGCAGCATTAGCAGCTTATAAAGAAGATTTAGATAGATTTGATACAATTAAAAATAGGCGCGGTAGTTATATTGATGCTGATGGGAATTTTTCACCTGCTGTTATTGCAGCATTAGAAGCAGATTTAATCCAAATGTCTGGCGGCCATTATACACAAAAGTCACTTCAGATGGGTGTTGAAGCTTTAATTCGACAAAATTCAGACCCAAATTCTGCTAATTATAATAACGTATTTGAATTAATTGCTGAATTGCAAGAAAAAGACACTGCTGCACTTGCAACTATAGCAAACCAAATACGCAATCAAGCCGCTTCAGATGAAATGCTTAAAGCATTTTTAGGACCGGAGGCTGCAGCAACATTAAATTCTAAATTGCAGTTTAGAGGTGGAACCAAAGGGTTTAGAAATTTCGGCAATGGAACTATTGCAATGCTTCATGGAGAAGAAGCAATTATTCCTAGAGCAAGTTTAGAAGGTCAAATACTCGAAGGATTAAGAAGTGGTTCTACAATAGGAGCAATGACCGACAGAATTGCTATGGCTATGAGCTCAGGCGGTAGTAATGCACCTATAATTCTTAATAATGTCAATAATTCAACTAACCCAGTAACAGTTCAATCATCAACAGGTGGAGCAAGAGTAGCTAATACACGTATCACTGGCGGCATGGGCGGTGGTGGTAGTTACATTGACATGCCTGGTTTAGTCACATAAAAAAAGAGGGCCGAAGCCCTCTCTGTCGAGAATCATTCCATATACACCAATCAAAGGTATGTCAATCATTCCCTGGATGTTAAACTTCTCACTCACAATCGTCATTTGTTCTTTGAGCCACTCTAGTGGGCCAGGTGACTAACCTGGTGTTTTAAATCATCTATAAACTTAAAATCTGGGGCGGTGGATTGTGTTAACGTAATTCGTTAAGTAGTGTAGAATTGTTAATCGTAATCCTGCCGCTACCCCGAGCTTAAAGCCTCTATTATTGAAACTCTTAAAAAATCGTAGGTACGTCTCTCGGACTTACATGGTACTCGTTAATCCCAGTCTCGGTTGGTACCGAAGTACCATCTCTGCCTAAAGGGAATAAAGCCTGGACTGCCGTCCTGTGTTCCTCGGTTTCCTTGCGGGGAAGGTGAGGCTCTTCCTTTTCCATTGCGCCCCTTCCCTAGATTATTGTACTTCATCTTGTGTTTCCGCACTAGTTTGGGGACTTCTGTATCGAGCGTTTCTTCATACACGGAGACGCTTTCATACCCACTATATTGATTCGTTCTGACCCGTATAATTACGTACTTTCCAGTACTGGCCCTCTCATTACTCTGCCCGAATATATCTGTTACGATGGGATATACTCAACAGTTTCAGCTGCCAGTCGGGTTGTCCACCTATATATTAGAGCCTTCCGATTGATAAGATCTTCTATTCGACTCAGGTTATCCATTCACCGATTGTCTCTGTCGGTGGGGTGTTTCCCTCAATATATTATAATTATATCAAGTTGTTTCGTTGTTGTCAACC